TACATAGGTATGAAACCAGTTTAGGAGCACTTAGATCTGATGGTAGATACAAAAACCTTGATAAAGTAGCTAAAGAACAAGCATCGCTAAATGATGATCCACAATACTACAGAGAAGACTTAACATACTTTGAGTTTAAAGATGAACCAAGAAGAAAATTGGTTGTACATGAATACTGGGGTAACTACGATATGGATGGTGATGGAATTCCAGAACCAATCGTATGTGCTTGGGTAGGAAATACAATAATTAGATTAGAAACAAATCCATATCCGGATAAAAAACCACCATTTATCGTTGTACCATTTAACGCAATACCATTTCAAATGTTTGGAGAAGCATTAGCTGAGAATATTGGCGATAACCAAAAAGTTAAAACTGCTATCACAAGAGGAATGATAGACAATATGGCTAAAAGTAACAACGCACAAGTAGGTGTGAGACGTGATGCATTAGACTCCGTGAATAGAAAAAGATGGTTAGCAGGTAAAAACTTTGAATTTAGAGGTAGTGCTAACGACTTTTGGCAAGGAAGCTATAACCAACTACCAAGTAGTGCATTTGACATGTTGTCACTGATGAATAATGAGATCGAATCACAAACTGGAGTTAAGAGCTTTAGTGGTGGTATAAGTGGATCTGCATTAGGAAGTACAGCTACAGGTGCTAGAGGAGCATTAGATGCTACTAGTACAAGAAAGATGAACTTAGTTAGAAATATAAGTGAAAACTTGATTAAACCTATGATGAGAAAATGGATAGCATACAACTCAGAATTTCTGGAGGAAGAAGAAGTTGTTAGGGTAACTAATCATCAATATGTGCCAGTTAGAAGAGATGACTTATCTGGTAAGATAGACTTAGATATTAGTATCAGTACAGCTGAGGATAACGCAGCTAAAAGTCAAGAATTGAGCTTTTTACTTCAAACCGTAGGACCAAATGAGGATCCAGCAGTAAGAAGAGAAATTATGGCACAAATTATGGAATTGATGAGAATGCCTGACCAAGCTGAGAAAATTAGAAGTTATCAACCTCAACCTGACCCAGTACAAGAGAGATTAAAAGAAATTGAACTTCAAAAACTGATGTTAGAAAATAAAAAATTAGAAGCTGATATAGCTGACAAGTATGCTAGAGCAAAAGAGAATGGTATCGACGCTGAATATAAAACATGGAAAGCAGAAGTTGAAAAAGCTAAAGCTAGAAAACTAGGAAGTGAAGCTGATAGATTAGATTTGGATTTCCTAAAAGAAGATGAAGGTGTTAAATACCAAGAAGATATGGAAAAAGAAAGATTAAAACAAGAGTATGCGTTGAGAATGAAAGAATTTGAACGTAGAGCAAACTTAGAGTCTATGCTGTTGCAAGCTAGAAACAAAGACCAAAACATAGGAGTACTAAGATAATGGGATTTTTAGAAGATAGAAGTAAAGCTAAAGAGTTAGATCAGTTGAAAGCAAACGATGGGTTTAACAAAGCCTATCAACAAGGTGTGGTTAACGGTCAAGATAGCTTAGCTACGAAGCTAGTTGAAATAGCTAATGAAAGAAGAGCGAACGCAGTTGCAAATAGACAACAAGAGGCGTTGCTAGATAACATACAAACTAGGTTAGTTAATGGAGATAAAGTTACATCAGAAGAGTTGGCGTTGTTTACACAAGCAACTCAAGGTGGAGTTGGTGTACCTACGGCAGACAAATCAGGGCAACCTGTGTCTAATTTTGGAAATTAAGGAATATAAATGAATGAACAACAAGGATTGGCTCAACAACAAGCTATGGGTGGTGGACAACAAGGTATGCAAACTGAAGAGATGTTAAAACAAGTAGTGCAGTTATTGATGCAAGGTGTTACACCTGAAGAGTTGATGGCTAAAGGTGTTCCACAAGAAGTTATAGAAGCTGCTATGAGAATAATGCAACAACAACAAATGCAACAACAAGCACCTGCTGAGGGACTAGCTGGACAATACGTACAAAGTGCTCAGTAATGGAAGGTGGATTAGCAGCAACTATGGTGTATGGTAATGGCAAAGGTAATACCGTTACACATGCATATGGTGGTGCGAGTATGACACCTAAGAAAAAAGATTGCAAGAAGAAAAAGAAAGGTAGAAAGGATAGAGAACGATGATGGATAAAAAACCTGGAATGAAAGGGTTAGCAGCTAAAGGAGTTAAAATGTCTAAAGGTAAAGGTGCCGATATGGTAGCAGAAGTAGTTGGGATATTGTTTATGAGTAGAACATATGCGCATATGGCACATTTACATACAAGTTCATATAGTAATCACATAGCATTGAATGATTTTTACGATGATGTATTAGACCATGCAGATTCAATAGCAGAAGCAGCACAAGGTAAGTATGGTAAACTAACTATACCATATATAGATTTGGTTGGAAGTGTTACACAACCAGCTGAGACGTTAGAGAAACACTTAGATATGATACGAAAGTTAGCTGATGGATGTGAAGGTAGAGCGATAAACTCGATTGTTGATCAGATAGTGCAGTTGTATTTGGAAGTTATATACAAATTGAGAGAATTGTCTTAAAGAGCCCTGGGTAAGGGAACTTTAAGGTACCATGTTGTATAATTCTCGCATAGACCGAAGCTGATGTCATAAAAAGCCGTAAATTCAATAATAGGAAAGGAATTAACAAATGTTAATCAACCAAGCAAAACCTACTGAAAACGTAGATACAAACAAAGACTTACTTACTGTGGAGAATGAGTACTGGACAGGACTAGCAAGAGACTTAGAAAAGTTAAAAACTATGCCAGAGTTTCAAAGAGTAATACTAGAAGGATACTTTAAAGATAAAGCTATCAATGGTGTTAGTATGCTAGCTACAGAGTACGTAAAACAAAACGGATTAAGAGGTGATATAATGGAACAATTAGTTGCGGTTAGTAACTTAGAGGACTATTTTATTACAATTGAAAACTTAGGTACTAGTACTGACGATTTCGAAGATGAAGATTCGGAGGACTAATAAATGAGTACTGAAGAAGATGTATGGGACTTAAGTGATGAAGAGTTAGAAGCTGCATTTAAAGAAGCTAAAAGAGAAGGTGTTACCGTTCCCGAAGAAGTGGATGAAGATGAAGTGGATGTTGTAGATGACGAAGTGATTGAAGTAGACGATAATCAAGAAGAAGACGAAGATGAAGAGGTAGAAGAACTGGAACAACTTGACGATGAGCAAGATTCCGATGATGATACTGGTTCAGATGATGTAGATGATGATGAAACTGATGAAGATTCAGAAGAGGATGAAGATAATTCTGACGAGAATTCGGAAGACTCAGATGAAAACACTGATGACGTAGCTGAAGAAGATACAAAAGATGAACAAACAACCGATAAAGCATTAGAAGATTTCTTCGCTCAGACAAGTACAGTTAGAGCAAATGGGGTGGAACACGAATTTACTAACAAAGAAAAGTTAGAAATGTTCGACAAGATGTTCCCACAAGCTACTGATTATACTAAAAAAATGCAAGCGATTAAGCCACATAGAAAAACTATTGATGCGCTTGAACAAGCTGGTGTTGGGTATGAGGATGTAAACCTAATGATTGACGTGTTGAAAGGTGACAAAGATGCTATTGCAAATGTGCTAAAAAGAACAGGCGTTGATGCTCTCGATTTAGATACTGAGAATAGTGTATACAAGCCTAATGATTATGGTCGGGATGAAACGACATTAGAGATTAAAGACGTAGTGGATAGACTTAGTTCTGATCCGGATTTTAGCAGAACACAAAGAGTGTTGTCTAAAGATTGGGATGAAGCAAGTTTTAACGAACTAGCTAAAGACCCAAAAAACATTGAATTGTTACACATTGACATTAAAACTGGAGTGTTTGACAAAGTAAATGCAGTCGCAGATAAACTAAAAGTGTTAGACGGTGGAACTAAAACAGATCTAGAATACTACGGTCAGGCAGCAAGAGAGTTAGCTATGAAAGAAGCTGAGGCACAAAGACGTGCTCAAGAGCAAGAAAGAGTTAACAAAGCTGCCGAAGAAGCTAAAAAAGTAGAAGAAGTGAAAGCTCGTAGAGCTAAACAAACTAATACAAAAAAAGCTTCACGAAAGAGAAAGGCCGCTGCAGTAACTAGAAAGAATGCAGGAACTAAGCAAGTTAACTACTTGGATGGGTCTGATGAAGACTTTGAAGAATGGTATAACAAGCTCCAAGCTTCCCACTAGAGGGAGCTTGTATATTAAATATGAGGAATAATAAAAATGGCAACTAACGTTTACGGAAATGGAGCAAATAGTACTGCTGGTGCAAATACTATTGTACATTACTATGACAGAGCAGGTATCAAAGCTGCAAATAGAACAAATGTTTATGGACAATGGGCTGATAGAAAATCTATGCCTGTTAAAATGGGTAAAACGTTCAAAATCTCTAGATTTGAACATATGTATGACAGATCTACAGCTGACGCAGACTTCGCAGCTAAAGGGTTTATGACAGCAAGAACTGCAGATGAAGTATCACTTTCATTAACAAATGCAGCTTTAGCAGAAGGTGCTGGTGCAGTTAACAAAAGATCACTACAAAAATTAACATTCGAAACATCTTTAGCTAGATATGGAGAAATGATTGATTACACTGATGAAGTCAACTGTAATCTACTCAGGAACTGCAACATCAATGGGTACAATTGGTGATTCAATTGCTACTGATGGTACAGAAGATGCAGATTGGAGAGTATCTTACGATTTAATCAGAAAAGGTGTTAGAAAATTAGTTAGAAATAGAGCTAAGAAAAATACATCTATTGTTACAGGTTCAACTAAAATTGGTACTACACCAATTGCTAAATCATACTACGCTATTATCGGTGCAGATGTTAAAGCAGACTTAGAGAACTTAACTAGAGGTATTAACTATGAGAAAGAATATGTATATGTTCCAGCTCAAAAATATGCAGGTGCAGCTTCGTTAGCTGAAGGTGAAGTTGGTGCAATGCACGAAGTTAGATTTATTGAAGCAGAATCAGCTGTAGTTTACGCTGGTGAAGGTGCTGACGTTCCTACTGACTATGAAGGTACATTATCTTACACTGGTACTATTGGTACTGATGCTAAATTTGATGTTTATCCAATTTTATTCCCAACTGAAGGTGCATTTGCAACTGTTGGTTTAAAAGGTCACGAGAAAATTAAATTTAACTCAAAATCTCCAGCAAAAGTTGAAATAATCAACCCATATGGAACAACTGGTTTCTTCTCATATAACTTCTTCTATGCAGGAATTATCTTGAGAGACGAAGCAATGTTAAAAATGTTAGTTGCGGCTAGCGTATAATATTGCAAGGTGAGGGAGGGCTTCCTTCCTCTAACAAATATATATAAAAACTAAACAACCAAAGGACGGATTTAGAATGGAATTAAACATAGAAGAATTAAAACAAGAAGCTACAGACCTTGGAATTAAATTTCAAGCAAACATTAGTGCTGAAAAACTACAAGCAAGAATCGACGCATATTACGAGTCTCAAGAGACTTCAGGTAAAGAAATCCAAGAAGCAGTAGAACAAAAAGAGGCTGAGGAAAAATCTGAAGGGAAATCTGCTGAGAGTGGTAAAAAACTAATGGCATCAAAAGCTGCAATAGCTAAGGCTAAAGCAATGAAAACTAAAGTTGTTACTATCATCGATAATGACCAAAGAGTGAATAACCAAACTACAACATGTACGGTTAACTGCTCAAATGCGTACTTTGACTTAGGTACAGTTGTGTTACCATTGAACTTGCCTGTTGAGGTAAGAATTGGACATTTAAATGTGTTAAAAGAAGTTAAAATTCCACAACACGTTAAAGATCAAAAAAGTGGATTAAGCACAGCTAGAATGGTACCAAGATACACAATTTCATACGAAGAAAAACAAGCTTAGTTATACAGAGCCCTCACTAGAGGGTTCTAATATGAATAAGGAGCTATAATGAGTTGTACAACTGACAAATTTGTGATCAATAAGGGATTAACAAATGAATTTATATTTACAATAAAACAAAATGATAGTACATTACCAATGACGATAGTTGATACAGATACGTTTGAAATGACTGTATACAAATTAGAAGACAACTCAGTAGTAGGTACTGTAGATATGACAGATGGTGAAAATGGACAAATAACTGTATATGATGATGCTAATGGGCAAATACAGTTGGTACTAAGTGACACATTTGTAGATTCGCTAGAATATGAAAGAGGAGATAGAGCTGACGGTTATTATGCAAAACCTATGTATAGAATAGCGATTGACGCTAAAACAACTAACAATGGTAACTTCATAGCTAAAGTAAACAAAGTATATGTGAGTTAGATAT